TCTCTCAATCTTATCCTTGTCCTGTAATGATCACTGCACTTTGGTTTGAATTATCAAAACCAGGCGATTATCATGGACCACATAATCACGGTGCTACAGGATACTCTGCTATTCTGTACGTTGACTATGATGCAGGAGAACATGAAGCAACTAAGTTTCATTGTCCTTTCTTAGAAGCTGCTACGGGTGAAAATCTGAAGTATCAACCTGTTGTTAGAGAGGGAGATCTAATTTTATTCCCATCTAATATTTTACATGAGGCACCTATAAATACAGGTAAGAAAAATAGATTGATTGTATCTTTCAACATCATGGGTGAAGATGTTGCTAGAAGTTATCAGTCGGGTCTCAAATCATCTCCTTTAACGAGACGTGACTTTGACCTATATAATTCTGGTTTCGGCAACTCCGATAAATAGTCAAAATACAAATTGATAGATGCAAACTATTGACGGTATTATTAATGAACCTACAGTAAATTTCGTCGGTAAAGACGGATTTTTCTGGTGGGTTGGTGAGGTTGAAGATAACGAAGACCCGATGAGATTGGGTCGCGTCAAAGTGCGTGTTCTTGGATACTACACTAATGTTCGTGGTAGCACTACGAATGATTTGCCAACGGATTATCTTCCTTGGGCAACTGTTCTTCAGCATACTTGTCAACCTGGTAATGATGGACAAGGTGAGAGTTCTGGTCAATTACAACCAGGCGCTATTGTTATGGGTTTCTTCATGGATGGAGAAGCAGCACAGATGCCTATCGTATTAGGTGTCATGCGTGTTAAGAAGTCTGCAGACACTCAGAAAGAAAAAGTATTTGCCTTTACAGGTGAAGCAATGGAACCTGGCATTGCTCCCAACGTTGCAACAGTTCATCCGATGAACCCTAATGCAACTATGGCAACTACACAAGAAGAGGGTTTCTACAGACCAAAACAAGATAACACCGTTTCATTACCTGGTAAAGATCAGGATGGTAATCCCAATGAAACTGCTGGTGCTGGATCTCCTGCTAATGTAGGAAACTTATTGAATGGTAGTGGTGGTAACCCCAACAAACCTAGACAACCAGAAAAACCAATTCCTGCTGCTAATGGTGTTGCTGGACCATGGAAGACACTAGAGTATGAGTTATCATATCTCTTAGAAGATCTTGCTGACCATGCTGGATCACTAATTAAAGCAGAAGATGGTGACTTCCTTGATATTGTCACAGGTAAACTTGTTAGTGCAAAGGCATTGACTGCAAAGATTCAGAACTTCTTGAGTGCGGTATTTGCTCAGGTTGTATCTGCGATGCGACAATCTTTAGCAAACCTTGCAGAACAGTTAGAACTTGTCAATATTCTTGGTGGTGCAACTGGTGCTCCTTTCGTGGTCTTTACGGTAATTCAACAGGCAGTTACGACGATCCTTAAATCTCTCTGCATGATCGACAATCAACTGTTGAGTTTCATTGCAGATCCTGTTGGTTCAATCGTAGGTTTACTTGAAGGTGTACTCGACGGTCTGATTGATAAAGCAACCTTTGTTATGCAGGGTGTACAAACTGCTATCGATAGAGTTATTTGTCAGGTTCAAGGTCTTCTCGATACAGTTCTTGGTGTGGTTGATACTGTAAAAGGTATCGTCGATGGTGTTGGTAAAGCAAAAGAAATCATCGATGCATGGCAAGCAGGTAGTGAAATCTTTGAAGCAGGTACAGACCTATTCACAAAGGGTATTACTTCAATCACTGGTTTGATTGCTATGTTCATTAAGTTCATTGGCAGTGGTTGTGGTCGTAGTGCTGATGGTGGTAAAGATACTGTAGGTTGGTATCCTTTATTTGGTGTTACTCATTGTACTCCTGAAGAATTAGAAGAAATTAATAAGATACGAGGTAAATCTAGAGGTGACTGTGGAGGAGACAGTAGAGCAGGTGGTCTTTTAGATAGCATCTTTAATGATGCAGATCCTTATCTGACTGCTGCAAAAACTTTCTTAGATGGATCTTATGAGATGTTTGTCGGTACACCTGGCAGACAAGCAAGTATTCATAAAAATGCCAGTGGTACTACTCATACATCTGTTAAATTAAATCAGAGTTTGTATGCAGAGTATGTTGCTCGTAAAAAAATTCGTGAAGAAAGTCCAAATCTGACACCTGAACAGATTGAAGATAAGGTAAAAAAATATACTAAGACACAAAATAATCAAAAAGGTGATGATGGTGCTTTAGTTGCAGATCATACATCATATGCTGGTAACCGTACAGAGGAGACACATGGTGACAATTGTTCTACCGTAGATGGTGATGTTGTCAGAAACATTAAAGGTGATTACTTCCTGAAAGTTACTGGAGATTGTCACATTGAAGTTGGTGGTGGTTTCTTCTTAGGTGCTGAAGGTGCTCCTAAAGTTGTTGATAAGAAAGGTGAGAAGAAAAACAGTAAAGTTCAGAAGCATACGATTCGTTTTGGATCTGATGTTGACATCAATACTGTTGGTGCTAAGTTTGAATTGCAGGGTGCTGAAGCAAATATTGCATCTACATCTACTAAGATTACTGGTAGTATGTACGAAAACTCTGCATCACAACAGAGTAGAAGTGCTGCAGAACAAATCTTTAGTGGTGATAACTCTATTGAGATTGTTACACCTCACTTAGTTGAGATGATTAATACACCCCCATCACCTATTCCCAAAGCACTTACTGGTATTCGTAGATTTGTTGGTGGATCTGTAGAGACAGTTATGACACCTGGTTTATCTGCTGATGCTATTCCTAGATATACTATTGTCAATCCACTTGGTCCTTATTCTTTGACTTGTGGTACAACAGGATATAACTGTAATGTTACTACTGGAATGTTTAATGTCAACGTTGGTGCTGGAGCTATCGTCATGAATGCTGCTCTCGCTGCAACCATCAAGTGTGGTCTAGGCATGGTCTTGTCTGCTGAAGGTATCGTCATAATCGACGGTAAATCGATTTTCCTCAATTGACTTGACACGCTCAGGGCGGTCTGCTATACTGCATAAGTAAAGACACAGACCACATGCCCAATACAGAACTCGCTCACGTTTTCGTTAATTTCTCCAAACGAAAAATCAAAATCGTAGACAACGAAGGATACGACAAAGAAGTTCAGTGGAAATGGGACTTCGAGGGTGCTGCTGGATTTGCAGAGACTATCTCTGAACTCGGTCACATTCTTGATCCCGAAATGGTAACTTATCTCTTTGCAGAACAATGATCGGACCTATTGGTATTACACTTCGTCAAGCAGAAGATCACTTTGATTTCATCTTGGATCTTACAGAAACTCAAAGAGTTTGCTGGAAAATTACTCGCCCTGACGGAAAATCTGCTATGATGGTTCCTGTCAATGAAGTTCCTCCTGTTCCTGAAGAAATTCAGACTCAGGTAGAAGAATTTCAAAAACAATTTTTAGAGGCAGCGAATGAGACCTGAAACTCGTCATGCAATGGAAATGCTTTGGTCAGCAAAATGGAACTTGCCAACTGCAGCAAAACATGCTAATCTGACCAACAAGGAGATGAAAATCACCTTCAACGAATACTGTTCATTTCATCCACCCACCCATAATATTGGGAGTGTGGCGGAATAGGTAGACGCACCAGACTTAAAATCTGTTGATTGTAAAATCGTAAGGGTTCAAGTCCCTTCACTCCTACTATGTCTTGTCATCTAATTTATCCTATCAGTTTTTACTGGCACTTCAGAGCACCGAACGCAGAAGAATTTATTGAAGCGGTGGAGAATTGCCATGAACCAATTGACAACGATCAATTTCGTTGGGGTAAAGAATGTGTCATTGACAGAGTTCCTTTGAAATGGGAATCATGGATGTCTATAGTAACTCCGTCTCTTCATGAAGTTGCTAATCAGATGAACAGAATCTTCGGGTTCGTTATGTATGATCCTTGGATCAATTATTACAAGAGAGGATATTTTCAAGAAGTACACGATCATGCTATGCAAGACCTCGCCATGGTATTTTTTGCCAATGATGGTGAGGGATTTTCAAAGTTTTGCTTCACAGATAGATATAGCACGTCTCTCAGAACTGAAGTAAAAAAATTGGTCGGATACCAAAATATCCGTGGTATAAACTACAAAGCAGGTGATGTCATTATCTTTCCTGGTCACCTTATGCACATGGTTACACCACACCAAAGCGATGTTACTAGAAAAACATTCGCATGTAATATTCAACTCAAGGACGTATGTAAACCCGAAGTA